ATCCCATGCTTTATTGCTGCCATTACCCCTGAACTCGACTAACCCTTGTAGCTCGATATCCCCGTCCGCGGTCAAATCCCTAAAACATGAATCAGGGCCAGTGTATGTCCATGCTGAACGATTAACAGTAGTCCAAGTAGCTCGTTTGCCTGAACCCGGAAATGCCAATGGATTTGGGCTTGATAGATCATTGATTAAGTCGTACTGCTTATCTTCCAAAACAATAGTTAATACGCCATCTTTAAGAACTGGAGTTGGCAAATCTGCTAGGGTTTTGATTTCAACAACGTTAGCAGCAATAGCAACAGCTTGTATTTGAATTGTGCCGTTAACAGCATTAGGCACTAATGTGATACCTGATCCAGCTAGTAGATTTGCAATAAATGGTTGTTGATTCGTTGGATTGATTAATATTGGTGAACCAGCAACCCCTTGTTTGAAATCATGCTCAATCTTCACCCCAAGCTGAGCAGATACGGAAGCCTTTACACCAGCCCCGTCTTCAATATTGCGAATATTATTTGTTATGCCGACTTTATTCAGTATCGGAGTGCCTGATCCCTGCTGAACCAACGTCCCAGTAGTGCCAAAAGCCGTAAGCATATTGGCGAATGTAACAGTCCTATTAGATTGACCAGATATAAACGTGAACTTATCAGATGCTGATATCGTTGTCTGTTCGATAAAGTCGCTTATCTTACGACCTCTGGAATCAATACTCATGTTGTTTCATCCGCTGTAGCTGTCTCAAGCCCGATAGAGCCTGTGGCTTCTGCCAATATTTCATCTTGTAGATCAGGATAGAAATGATTATCTCTGTGTCCGTGTTGCTCGTTACCACTACCGATCGGCAATGTGCTTGGAAATTGTGTAGGTCCGACTCGTACTGCCAGAGCGAGCATTGATTGAACAGCTTCTCTTGCCTTCTGAACCAAATCTCCAGGGATAGGAGCGCCATCAGCGTATTGAGTCCATAGCCTGGTAGCCAATAGAAAGATCATGCCTTCTACAGCGCCTAGAGGTACGGTTATAGGAGATGCAAGGTTAGTGACATCCGTGAACCCTAGATCGATCCCTTTAGCGTCTAGGGAGGCCATCATGCGATTCAGGTAACGAATACCTACACGCGCATCGACATCTTCCAAAGGGACTTCAGCGCCCTGCACGACTATCTCAGTTAACGCGTCTCTAATGACTGTATCAGCAGTATCAAGCATTATTTCGCCTTATCAGCTTTGGGCTTGGCTTGTTCTTCTTGCGCTTCCAGCCCAGCGACTCGCAATATTCAAGAGTCGCCGGGAACTGGCTATTAAGCGATAGCCGGTAATGTAGCGGAAAGCCCTCCAAAACCGATTACCGCCCATCCTCCTGCCAGGAACATCAGCTCAACAGCTTCGCCAGCAGTCGTGAAGGTGATAGTCGAATATCCGAGTCCATTCGCCGGGGTTAATACGCCACTTCCTCCATCAACCACATGAACGACAATCTTTCGTTGGCCAATATACCCATCCGCAATAGTCAAAGCCTGTGCCGCACCGTCAGATGTGAACTGAGTAACATCGGTAATAACATCAACAGCGCCCGCACCCGTGATCGCTTGAATGTTTGTGTCCGTGGTAAGTATCAGCCCGGTAGAGTCTCGCGTTAGCGCTAAAAAGCTCACACCGTCAGATGCTTTCACGGCAACAAAATACTCAGGATCCAGGTCTGATGAGACATCATCGAAATACCCAGAGGCTCTAACCGTTGCCATTGAGTCGGAAGTTGTATAAGCAAACATCTTGCCCTTATCAAAGGCTTTCCCTTTGCCACCCATTGATTTTAAACCTGTTGAATCAAACGCCATTTTCTTATCCTCATGAGGGTAACCCCGCCGAAACGGGTCTTATTAGTCTATGCCTTGTCAGCTTTAGGCTTAGGCCCTGGCTTAACTTTCTTCTTCTCCCATCCTTGAGCCTTCGCAAAAGCTTCATGATTGTCTGTGTCTTGCAGTTCGATCTCCGACCCGCTAGGGCGAATGTAAATTGTCATGATTAATCACCATAAGAAGGAAGGGGCCATTACAGCCCCTTGGTGGTTTAGGTCAGGCCGAACAACTGACCAGCGAAGAATGGATTCAAAGCTCCGTATGCAGGTCGGAAGTCGATCCGAACCTTCTGCTCATTTTCAAGGAATCCAACGCCCTTGGATACACGCAACTGAAGCCCATCTTTAGTGGTGAAGATGGTATCAGTGCTATGCAAGCGCTTGATGGGTACTGAGGTTACAGTGAAGGCGTCACGATGCCAGAACAAGGCAGGCTGAATGAGCGTGGAAGCAGCTCCTTCCAGGGTGATCACGTCACCGTTCGCAATGGCCTGGGATACAGTGTTGAACTGTCCTGCTGATTCAGAGATAGCCGGACCAGTCACCACCAAAGTACCTTCACCAGACGCGCCCAGTGTAACAGTGGCGGTTACTGTTCCTGTCCAAAGAATAGCAGCACCGTCTCCATCTACAATCGCTTCCCGAGTAGAGAGGTTGAGGCGATTAACTGCGCCTGATGCTGCAGTTACCGTGACGACCTCACCGGCAGCAACTACCAAGTTCGCCTGGAAAGCCGTTACCGCTAGTGATTGGGTCATTGTATCCTTTGCGCCAACATATGTAGCGGTAGGCGCGGCGGTGAGTGTACCAGCTCGGTCTGCACCAGTCCCAGTAGTATGGGTAGCGAGCGTATTAGCACTCATTACCCGCATACCTGCAAAGTCATCAGTGATAACACCGCGAGTATGCGCAGACCGGACAAGACCGCCTGCTGAGCCACCAGCCCCTAGAGATCGCTGAACGTCTGCAAGAACAGTCTGCGTAAACGGATTGATAACCGCGTTCCAGCGACCGTCTTTTGGTACGCCAGTAGTCTCTAATACCGCTCCTGCGTTAGCGATATCCCCCCATGCGTCGATCTTGGTACCGACAACCCCAGACAATAGCCCTGAATTCCTTTTCATGAACTTTGCGTAATCAAGCTCAAAGTCTGTGACCATACGAGTAGCCATCGGGGCCAGCAACTCAACGATGTTCCCCATTTTAATAGCTTCGTCAGCTTCGTCGTAATCAACGAAAGACGTAAAGTAGTCCTGAACTACTGCGCTTGCTTTGCCTGTGATGATATCGGACTTAGTTTCACCAGAAACGTCACCTGTTGCTGTTCTCACGGTTACGAAGTCAGTTGGGCGGCTTACGTCGATTGTGTCTCCAGTATCCCCTTTAAACTTGCCTTGAAAAAGTTGAGTATTGACATTAGCAGACAACACACGCTCAGACTCGAATGATGGGATAAACGCATCCATCAGCTTCCGAGTAAAATTACTGTCAAAATTATTAGCCATTATTAGCTACCTTTAGCTATATGTCCCGTCCTGCAACCAAGAGCTTTTGCTCTCTGGTATTACGCCACCTTGCAGCGTTTCTGCAGGAGCTGGAGTGTTAGTTTGTTGAGGCTTAAGCTTCTGAGATGCTTCCCTTACTGTGCTGTTCAGGGTGATAGCAGCCTGCATTGGTGTCATGTTACGCAAAGCATCAAGTTCCAATGGGTTATCTGCCAGATGCTTGGTCATCAATGGACCATCAGGATCTGATAGTAAAAACATCGCAACATCTTGGCTCACATAACCGGCAACAATATTACCTGCTGCATCGATCTCTTCTTGCTTTAAACCTAGTTCCGTTGTCTTGGACTGATATACAGCAACAGCATCATTAATACTTTTAGCCTGGGCATCTACTTGCGCCTGCTTAGCGCTTTCTTGCTGTTGAGCAAATACACCTTGCTGAGCGTCAAACTGAGCCTTCGAAATAATGGCTTGATCTCGTGTCGCCATCTTCGTATCGAAATCCTCATCAAAGCTGTCGGGCATTGGCGGAATTTCAGGCTTTGGTTTGTTCGCTTCAATCTCCTGAAGCTTCGCGTTTGCAGCAGTGAGTTGTCCTTCAACATCTAACCGCTTACGCTCTTCATCACGAAATTTACGATGCTGTTTGTTGATGGCTTGCTGAGCCTTATCAACTTCAGTCTCTTGGTTTTGTTCCTGTGTTCCTTCAGGTGCAGTTGCTAAAGCTGCAACCTCTGCCGGTTCGTTCTGTGTGGCTTCGGTTTCAATAGGTAGCTGGTCTGACATAATAAGTTCTCTGTTTATCGCCGCGAAGCTGTCGCGTACAGTAATCTGATTATAAATCTAAACTATTGGTTATACAAACATGATAGATTTTGACTATCGCTCTGTGAGTTGATTAGTTACTTCTTGGGTTTCTGGCGTTGGGCTTATCCTGTCCTGCGATTCCGTGACTAGCTCAGCCTGTTGAATAAATGCTTCTTGTGTATGAGGTCCAACAATCACATCAACTCCTTGCGCCTCTCTCAGAGTCTTCAATGTCTCTGCCTGAATCTTCAACTCATTGGCTATTGCAAGATTATCTTCTCGCTGCTGCTTCATAGCGTCCAATAGAGTCTTGGTTTCGTCGGCACCCGTCTTCTGCTCCAACTTCAGCTTCTCAAGATCAAGCTTCTCTCGATCAAGATCAATGCGTTCTAGTTCAAGTCTTGCCTGAGTCTCCCTGGAGTTGGCCTCTAATTGAATATCAGCTGCCTTAGCTTGCGCCTGTGCTGCTTGTGCTTCAGCCTTACCTATCTCTGCCTGTGCGATCAATAGTGCTGGATCCGGCTGTGGTGGATTCGCCGCGGCTGCTTCTTGTGCTGCTTGAATCTGCTGCTTCTCTTCGTCGGTTAGCTGGTCTTCTGGGATTATGCCAGCCTGTAGCATCTGCGCTCTTGCTCTATCTGCAATGTCATCCATACCAGGTGCATTAACATTACGAAGATAGATATCTGTGCTCATCTGCATCACAGCAGGATTAACTGCGGCTAATTCATTCAATGCCGCTATTGTTTCACCCTGCCTGCTTGAGAATGCAGGCCCTACTTCACAAATGACATCGTAAATGCCTTTCGACAGATCCAGGAGATCAACCATCTTCTGTGATTCATCATCGAATACGGAATCATTAACGGTCTTAACTTCTTGGGTGCCATCAGGGTTAATCAATCTAACTTGTCGAGTTGTGTCATAGACCTTCGGGATAGCCTTAACCAAGATACATGCCGTGTGCTGGATAGCGATCTTGCGGGCGTTAAACCATTTGATTGTTGAGTTATCGCCTCTGTCCTGAAGGCGTTCTATTGCTACTCCACTTTGAAGACCTGGATTATCTCCCAAGTTCGGCGCGAACAACCCTGATGCTTTCCCAATATCAACAGAAGCATCGGCAGCAGTTTGTTGCAAGCCTGCGTTAATCTGAGGCCCCATCATTGGGAATGGCTGTGGCTGGCCAGTAACATGCTCATATCCTTGAACAGGGTCTGCATTGGTGTTCATTGTTTGGAGCGTATCAGTATGGCCCATCATCTGCTCTCGGGTCATCATGACCTTTTGACGAGGGGCTAATGCGCCTTCTTCTATCTGTCGAGACTTGGCGTAGTTATAGACACGCTGGGCATCCATTAGCGCTTCAACAGCCCCTGAATAGATCGGCTTCCCTTCGCTGATCTTATAATTACCATAGATAGGAATCAGAGGGATGAAGTCAAATACTGTCTCGGAGCCCTCATTTAACCAATCATCAGCGCTTAACAACCTGGAGAATACAACATGCTTCTTACGCTTCCTGCGCTTTGTCTCTGTAATCCCTTGCTGTTTTAATTCCTTCTCAACCTTCTTAAATTTGTCATCAACCTCATAGACGGCATTGTTGCTCATCATGACAAGCTCACGGGTTATCTCTTTCTTCCACCAGAATTCACCAATGACAATGATATCAGTTGGCTTGAATGTGTAGACTTCTGAGCGTCGATCTTCCTGGAGGCTGGATGGCGTTACATTAGGGTATTTATCCTCGAACTCTTTGACGCTGATGGGAGATAGGAAGAATCCCCACATAGCATCCTTCTTTGACTGTTCCTTAGCGGTTGGATCAAGCCACATCGTATCTATGGCGTTGAATACAGGCTTAACAAGCAAGTCCTGCTCGAATGCGTCATCATCAACAAACTCTTGGACTACTCGCCAGCCATCCATTCCTGATGTGATCATTGACCGGCTGGCAGCGTTATAGATATCTACTGCGTTTGAATTGGCTTCGATGTTTCGGATGATGCCATCGTAGGTGTCAGCTGTTTCCTGATCGGCTTCGCCATTAGCTGGTTTAGTCTTGATGTCAAATGAGCTGCTTTCCATGCCACCGGCTATCTGATCTATCACAGGCCCCACTTGATCAAACGTATATCTGGGTCGTCTTGCGCTTTTCAGCCGGTTTAGAATATCAGGCTCCCACTGTCCATCTTTCTTATTGACGAAGTGATCAGCCTCACGAGCGTTCTCACGCATGTCATGGTCTGCGTCCTGAGCCTCTGTGAGCAGATTAACAACTGTTGTGATGTCATCGAAATCAATCATTAAAAGATACTCTCAAACTTTAGAGGTTTAAATTCTTTGATAGTCTTTGGAGCAAATAGGCTCATCATAATACTGTCTGATTCGTTAGGTGAATCTATCCCTAGCTTCTTCATTTCGTCCTTACTCATGATCTGCTGTAATCCGTTAGGGTTGTCTTTGCTAGGTATGCGGCATAACTGACTTCTTAGGCCAGGCAGATTGTCTATTCCATCAGAGTCAAAGCTAATCATTTCATCAGGGTCTACATAGGCACCTTTCACTACGCATCGATAGGTATTATAACAGCGTGTTGCCAAATCGATATAATACTGCGCTCGGTTGTTCTTAAAGCTCTCAGCGTAGGTTTTAGAGTTATTGGCTGTATCACCTTCCTGTTTCATATAAACCTTATCAGCGTTGTCCTGCCCCTTCCCTGATAGCGATCCTCTGAACATATGATATTCAGTCTTTGTTCCGTCGAATGCGATTGATACCTGGCGCTTTAATCCCGTCCCCATTCCGTCACCATCCCACACGAAGCAATCAGCGCCATCTTGAATAGCCAAGCCTGTTGCCCAATCACAAACCTCATCAATCTCGCCTTTGGTCTTTGTCTTGACTTTCTGAATGATTGAGCCATGTCTTAGTGAATAACCACCGGCATCATTACCATCATCAAAAGGATCATGAGATGCAACCTTAGCACCATGAGGCTTAAACATGGCTTTCAGCCTGTCTAACTTATGCGCATCAACACAGGCGTCAAACCACTCTGCCTTAATGATAGAATCTTCCACCTCATCATTGAAGTCGCCGTTCCATACGTGGTCATATTTTGCCGTTGACCAAACGCCCTTGTTCTTTAATCGTTTGCTGTTCAGGTTGTCAGGAAACCAAGGGTTATCGTCATGATTCATTATAATAACCATAATGTTGGCATCTTCGTAATAACCGTTTTTCTCGAGCTCGGCTTTGTAAGGGTTCAGATGCTCTTGACTGATAGGGTCGCCTGTTGACCCTCGGTTAAGTGTGTACCAGATTTCTGATCCTTCTTCGCGTAGTGTTGGCTCTATGAGCTCTAATGATCGAGAGCTAATAGTCTGTGCTTCCTCTACCCAGAAATCCTTAAACCCGTCCATAGACTTAACACCTTCAGGATTACGGGCCAATCCTCGGTATCTTATTGAGCCTCCATTTTCATGCGTAACCTTTGACTCTTGTATGTCGAAGCCATGAAATCCCAGAGCTTGGATCTTCTTTGAAATAATCGAGTGAACTGAATCGGTGATTGAATTTTGAAATTCTCGGAAGCATCCTATCTTGCGTCCGTAGTCTTTAACCCTGGCGGTTAGAATGGCTGACACGTTCTCTGATTTTCCGCTACCACGACCACCATCAATAACCTTTATTGGCTTCGGGATTATAATCGCACGCTCTAACTTTGCGGGTACTGAAACAGTAGGCTCTTTATCAACAATCTGATAAGTGCCGTTTATATCCTGCCAACAACGCAAAAGACCGTCATTAGGGCAAACAATCCCGTAGACGGTCATCTCTTTGCTCGCTGCTAATGCTTTCCTGTGTCTGAGCTCCAGAATAGCTGCGGCTTTTTGTTCCAGGTTATCCCTGCTCGATAATGGCAAGTAACTCAGCCTCCGTTTTACCGGACAAATCAATAGCTCCTGAATGGGCTACTTTCTTGGTGTTCGCATCAAAACTGCCTGTGTAGTCTGTTAGAGCCTTCCACGCTGCAACTCTAGCGCTCTGCGTAGTGCCGTCCCCTTTGTTTTTGGCCTCATCGAGAAGCCCTTGTACGACATCTGAGACAGTTACAAGCACCTTTTCTGCTGCCTCTTTGCGTTTACTTTCTATTTCGGGGGTTATTCGGGGGTCTTGCTCAAGCTTTGTTGCTTCCTTGCTTACTGCATTATCACTCATGGTCGAACAATCGTAAGCTAACCGATATGATTCTGAGCATCCTATTCCAGCAATGCGATTGTTTTTGTACGCTTCCTGCTTATCGGTTAGCTTCCTACACATTATTTCTTAGCCTTGCGCTTCTTAGGCTTCCGAACCTTGCTAGGCGTTACCGTTGCAATGGCTCTGGCGACCGCAACTTTCTGAGGCTTACCTTCTGCTTTGAGTTTCTTGATTTTCTTTGCTAGCTTCTTTCGCTTTGCTGGTGTATGAACTGGCACGGTAGCTTCCTCATGTGATTTTATAAATTATATCACATCAAATCTCAGGCATAAAAAAAGGCCGGTGTATTGGCCTTTGGGAGATAGAGAGAGATTCAATTATACATCATACTTCAATGTTAAGCCCATCATTGATGGCGTTCATTTCACGCTTCATAACAGCACAGCAGCAACTACACAGGTTTACTTGGTTGCCGCAATAGTTACAACTCGTTCTGCCCTCGATAACAAGAACTATTGTGTCGTCACCGCAAATACTGCATAGTTCATCATTACCATGATCGACAGGCAGCCTTGCAATAGGTTTTTGGTTTTTACTCATCATCGTTCCCTCTTTGTTACTTATACATCATTCCGAACGTATTGAAACTTCGCTGCGCCATACCAGCGGCTTTCTTCGTTATCGTTCTCGATTAAGTATCCGTTTAATCCTACCTCCTTGACCTTGTATTTCGCACAAGCAGTAAGTTGATCTTCAAACCCGTTGTCGTCAATGCATTCAATGGTGATCATCACGGCTTCCTCTCTGTTATCGTTAAAAAGAATTAGGCAATGCAACCGCCCGCACAAACCACATCTGCCCGGTCTGCAGGTTGGTTTTGGCCAGCGCCAAGCACCGCATGGACTCCCCAAACTGGCCCGGTTCCAAATCGGGCTCCTCTGTCCCACTCCGCAAAACAACGACATCGGCCAGTAGGTCGGCGGTCTTCTCCGCGTGCGCCTTGATCCGGTTCATCAGATCAATCTCCTCTTGAGACAGATCCCGGTACCCGGTAATTTTCGTGTGTTGGTCTTTCATTTCCATACTCCGGTTGTCATAAATTCAATCATCTTCTTCTGCTGCCCTTCCATCAGTGTCTTAGCAATGCCCATCTGCCATGTCATACCCATCATGAATGGGTTAGCTCCCATAAGTGGATGAGACCAGTCTACCTCTACATCAGCCGAGACTGTTTTCTTGACCAGCTTTAAACAGTTATTCATCTCTATTTCCCCGTGGTGGATTGTCCGCTCGGTTCAAACATTCGTTCAAGTTCCTCAACCGCGTCATCTGCAATTATTATGTCTGCATAATGGTCTTTACCAATACCCACCAGCACGCTTGAATAAGGGGCGACTAAGACCATCTTCTTTGGCGCTTCTTGAATCTTACCCCGGCGGATAAGTTCCCGAAGCATCTGGATCTCTGAAAAATCTTTAATTGTATTTTTCCATTCTTCCTGCGCTACCTCATTAGCAACCTGTTTAAGCGCCAATAGCAATGATCTGCTATTTGGCATTCCGACTTGTTCCATTAATTGTTTATATCGGTCATCATTCATATCTATCTCCTAGTTAAAACCGTAGTCTTGTTTATCGCCTTTCCTCTCTCTCATCGCGATCTCTTTTTTCGCATAATCATGCATTTCGTGTATCTCTTCTCTATGGGTGTCATCAGGGATCGTGTCAGCCATCAATTTAACAAGCCAATACGGTTCATTCCTCAGGTAGAACCATCTCCCCGTTACGACTGCCCATGAAACACGAAGGATAAATAGAAGTTTTCTTATCGATCTGATCATCTCTATCTCCTATCATTAACGTTAACAGCCATCATCAGTATCGATGTGACCCACCAGAGACCTAACGCCACTATAAAAAAGCATACCTCTGCCTTTTTTTGTGTATTGATCTTACCTCCATCCGCTACCAGTGCTAGGTAGGTAGGATACATTCCCAGCAGATATAGAAACCAGAATCCGAACTGATAGTATTTATCCATTGCTGAATCCTCTTTTAAATATCCATCGCTCTTTCATGTACACAATCAGAACATAAGGTACATGCTATTTCCTCGTTGTAGATGTCACTGGCATAGGGGCAAGTGGTTTTTTTAACATCATTTCCACTTTTCCCACAATCATCACAGGTTAAAATCTCTTCTGTATCTGTCATCTCTATTCTCCTAGCCCCATAGAGGGGCGTTTAGTGGCTTCTATTTGCCTAAGTTAATTCCTTGATCCTTGAAATATTCAACTATTTCTTCATAATCTTCATAGGCCAATCCCCAATATTCTAGGAACTCAACGAATGAATCTCGCCTAGCCTCTTTCATAAAGCCGTAGAACAACTTGTCAATTTTTGCCTTCAGTTCTTTATCGGTCATCTCTCTACTCTCCATTAGTGTTATTAGCCAATACGGATGAATGGGGTGTTTATCCCTTGCAGGTCATCCCTAGATCCGAGATATTCTGATCCCGCTACCTGGTACGTCTTGATATTGTTCCATGATTCTCTGATTTCCCACCAGGCAAAGTTACGGCCTTGTGCTTTACGCTCGCGTTTCGTTATCTTTACTTTTTGCATGTTATCACCTGTTAAAAATTAGGCTGATTAGGGTCGTATGCTCCACTACCCATCTGTTGAGCTTGCTGCTGTTGTTGAGGCGCTCTTTGCTGTGGCTGCTGCACGGCTGTTTGTTGTGCTGGATTACCCTGCATAGGCTGTTGCACACCTTGTTGTTGAGCCTGCTGGTTACGATCCTCCTTGGCATAGATGTTAAACTTAACGGCTCCCCCTGGTCCCCATAAGCGACCAAACTGATACGTTGAGCCATCATCGCCTTGCATTGTGATTATCTCGCCAATGGTCCGATATTCCTGCTTGGTCTGACCGTCCTTCTGGTACTCGCCAATTGAGATTGTGATGTTTTCGCGGTTTAGTACTTGTGACATGTTGTTTAGCCTTTAGTCTGTAGTGATTGAAACGGGAACATGGAGGGTTTCTAGCACGGATTTAACCATCTCAAGAGATGATTCCTCTGTGCAGCCGTCGAACACCGTATCAGCATTATCCCATGCGGTATCTTCGTCACTGTCTTTAAAGTTAACAGCCACTGAGCAAACTCCTAGGCCTTCGGGCTGAAAGAAATAACGAACTTCTGGTCCGTCGTCGCCGTCATCCAATTTTACCAATATCTGCCCGACTTCGGTTTCATATAATTTTGCAAACATGTTTCTATCTCTCTATTTAGTGGGTTATTGATCGCAGCCGCAAGGGCCAGAGAGGTACATAGGAGAACCGCTAGTACTGCAGTCTGACGAATGAACGTCTTTACCGCTTAGGATTATCTGGTGCTTCGCTACGCACTCATAGCTAATATTACGGTTCTTAGCAAGGTGCTCGAATGCCTTCTCTAGCATATCGTAAGAATGCGGATCAAGACTATGTGATGCCATATTCCAAACGCGCGCCAATGCTTCTGCTTCTTGCTCTTTGCTGATCGGTAATTTACTCATAATGTCTCTATGCTCCTGTGGTGAGTTAGGCTTCTTCTATGTGATGCAGGGTCTTATCCAATCCATCTCTAATTCTTCGCGCTTGAGCTAGGATCAGCGCATCATTTTGATTGAATGCCGTTACTCTCACTGACTCAGGTTCATAGTTGCAATTTGCAAACCATACTAGATATTTTGTTTTCTTCATCTCTTCCACCTTTTAGTTATAGCTTGAAGATCTCACCGTCTGAAGCATCACATCTGAACCACTTTCCTGTTCCAATCAGCGTCATTTCAACCGTGTCATCACGCATGCAAATTGCAAATTGATTTCCTTCAGCAGTCTCAAGAACAATGCTGTTGTAAACTTCCTTAAGGATGATTGTACCGCCATCCATTTCGCTTACTTCAATCTTCATCTCTCTATTCCTCTTATATGTGCTGTATGGGTGGTTAACGGCTGTAATAGTGATTGTCTACATTAGATTCAACGGCTGTTTTGCAGTTAAACAGATGCTTCATCATCAATTCTATAGCCGTCTGGATATCCTCATTGTCCTCGTTGTGGAAATTTATCGTTACCAGCTCAACACCATCCTTTTCTATAACAGCTACTAGGTCTTCAGGTGATGCAGGATCGCCGTCTTCATAGTTTTGTATAAGTCTCATGTAATAACTCATCTCTCTCACCCTTATGGTTATAGATAGTTATCCTCACTCGGATCTACAGTCTTCGCGATGGTCGGGTTGCTAGATGGAAGATCCACTTGTGCTTTTTCAAACATCCTGCAGCCTTCGTAAGGCTCTGCATTTCGCCACTGAGGACACTTCCTAGGCCCGTTTGCATGATGGCAATAGCAAGCGTGTCCAACGACTATATTCCCATGCTGGCACGGTGATAGCTCTTGGCCTTCATCTTCTGCGCATAACTCTACTAAATTAATCATCTCTATTCTCCTATAGTTAATCATTAGACCTTAAGGGACATCCTGTATAAATGCCCTGTCTGTTAGTTACCTGTTATGCTCCGATATCATCAGATGTATCTGTGAAAAACATTGTCTTCTCAACAATCTCAGCTTCACCATCACCATCCACATTCGCAATTCTACAGAATCTTTCGGCGTCTTTTTCGCTGTCGAAGATGCAGAGCATTCCAGACTGATCCTTTTTGATCACTCTCAACTCCTTATCACGGATTACATATACTGGACTATTCGTCATCTCTACACCTGTTCTCGCTAGTTAAAGTCAATACTCCCCTTTTCCCCCGTGAAGTTATTCCAGTAACTACACAGCCTCTAAAGGTCGCCTTACAGCTTGGTACTAAGTCTTCCCCCTGGCTAATGCCACATCCAATCTAGGATGAATCAGTCCTCAGATACACTGAGTTTCACGGGCTAGGTTGTCAGGGTAGGACAGAGCCTAGATTTTGTATTCGGTATTCTGATCTGGCTGCGTTCTTTTAACTCTTATCAGCATGAGGTACGGATGAAAGAGCCAGTCTTTATATGAAGGGATGCTAGGCCAGGTCGCCAACCTGGACTTTGATTTCTAGATTGTTTTTCGAGTATTTGCTTCAACGCTTCGATGGCTACCACCAAAGTGGTCAACGCCTCCACTCCACAAATCTTTCGTATCGCGCTAAACGATCTCAATCAGCTAGGCAAATCTAACATCACCACATATAAAGACTGTTGCTCTTGATCGATTGTAATTTGCTTAGAAGAGAGTGCGGGCCGAGAGGCATCAAATCCCTACTTAGGTCCGGTTGACCACCAGCAAGCTAGTCAGTGTTTAACTCACCCGAACCCTGCCGGGGTAATCTTAACTTGGCTCTTTACTCTCATCTAAACAAACTACACGATCATAGGGAGGGAGGAGGGATGTGCGCTAATCGGAGCATTGAACCTATGCATGTCATCCGAACCCATAGGAGGCGCGCACAAAAAAGGGCTTAAGATACGACCCCTGGTAGTGGGAGATTAACGGCATACGTGGAAGTATTACCCATGCATACCAGAAATCGTAACTTAAACCCTCTACCGTTTCTCTTTCGCCCCTTCCACAGAGCGTTACTACATCTCTAATACTACCAAACCTGGCGGCTATTTCAACTAATTGCTATCAAATCACCCAATATGGATTCCGCTTGGCTGAGTCCTTCGCTGCCAAAGGACTCAAGCAGGTATCTAGCTTCTTTCAGACTATATACTGGCACTGCTACAAGGCCGCGCTCTGATAGATAGGCCTGAATGTCTGATAGCGTTGCTGCCCGATGAAGCTGCCCGTCTACATCGTTAAACTGCATTACAAGCTTCATCATCTCTCTCCTAAATATCTCTACACGTTATTTCCATCGGTATTACAGTTACAAAGCCTTCACCGTCGATGTCTTGAGCTACTACCCTTCTGCAGATATTTTTGTATCATATGAACTATTACTGGAACTGCTATGCAGACTGTTAAAAATATACCTAGGATTAATAAATACTCCATGGTTACTCCTTAGCTGTGAGCGCCTTACAGCCTTCTAGCACGACTTTAAACAGCTTAGGCTTGTCACGGTGCCAGTCGTTGAGCGTTGACCGTGATACGCCTGTGAGAGCGGACACTGCAGCAAGGCTCTTAAGCCCTGCTGCCTTTGCTTGTTGAGAGGGGCTATCACTGGGTCTGGTCACCATTTTTTAAGCTTCCCTTTACCACGCTTAATTACAGGGCCATGCTGTGTTGGTATCTTTACGCAGAAATATTCCACTGTTCGCATAAAACCAAATGAACTTATAGATTTGATAGCAATTACAGTCTTTGCTTGTTGAGAGTGTGTCATTTAATCACCTTGAATTGTTCGGTTTTTACGAACCCAGCGCCTAGAGTGAACCCCTTTTCTGAAATCCGATCAGTTCTCACTTTGAACGTGTCGCCCTTGTTCATGTTGAACCGTGGAAGATAGACGGTCTGTGTGAATTCGACCGTCACCATGTTAATCCTACTCACTTAACCGATCCGTTAACCATCAACCATGTCATTGCGTCATTTTTGAAAAGAAGGTCTGCGATCTGTTGCTTAGTCATTCCTTTGATACTTGCGACTACTTCGATTGCTGCGTTCAATTGTTGCTTAGTCATTTCCGTATCTCCGTTGTTTGTGTATGTATCTATAGTATACGACTACCGTACGCTACGCAAGCATTAATACAAACTATTTTCCTATCTCGAAAACACGTTAATAATCACACCCGATACATTCTCCTGAAGGCCTGAATCGTTCTTCACTATCAAGAAACAATGCCAACAACCATGCGAATTCTGCAAGGGCCTTCCTGTCGTATACGTGAGATCCATCAGGAGTGATAAGGGCAAAGTTGTCATCGTTCAGCCTTCTGACTTCGATCCCCTTGTCTAGAGTCCCAATCCCTAGATCACCCTCATAGTCTGTATAGCTGCAGTGTTCAAACTCTTTTTCTTGTCCTGGAAACTTAATTACTGTCATCATCTATCTCCCAAACACAGGAACGTATTGAACCAACGGCCCAGGCTTCCAGATGAAATCAGCCTTAACCTTGATCTTGACCGTAACTGACGCTTCCTTCCCGTATAATTTTCTATATCTGTTTCTTACGCTAACTCGTAGAATATCCATGTCTATTGCAATCTCGTCGAACGACGCCCCGTTTTCTCTCAGTTCTAGGAGCCGGTTATCCTGAGTCGCTGTCCATATTCGAGGGGTGTTGGCTGGTATATGACCTCCTATTACGTTCCTAGCCTTCCTTACGGTCCATTCGCCTATTCCTAGATGCTTTGCCAGCTTGCTAGTTGACCAGGATGGATCTGCTTTAAGTGCTGCTGTGGCTTGTTCGATCTTGTTCATTTTCCACCTCCTTCAATAGCATCAGACTCTTTGTCAACGTCTTTCCTGTAGCTATCACTCGGACCTTTGCGAATGTTGTCCACTTCTCTACGATTACTACAGGGGTTTGTTCTCCGTTCTCACAGAGTATTACGGTATCGCCGGCTTTCATGTTGTCACCTGTAATTCAACTGAACGATATCTTCTGCCAGCCATCAGCAGCGGTGTAGCGCTCCATCTTTTCAAAGTCAATGATATCCATAACGCCGATATTCGCTTCTTCGATATCTTCCTCGGTTATTTCTTCTGTTCTAAGCACATCGCCGTCTTCGTGAATCAATAAATACATCTCTATTCCCCTATCCGCTATAACCATTCAACAAAACGTTCCAGTTTCCCGCACTTACTGCATGTGCAAATAGCTATGTGTTTACGATTCCCTGAATCAGCGTGTGAATTCATTTTCCCTGAACGATCACGAAGAGTTTCTAACACCGCTTCTAGATCACTTTTGGTAACAGTCTCAGAAAGCAGTTTCCATTCATGTTTGCAGAATATACTTAACATATCGCCTCCTATGCGTTATTTAATAGCTGATAGTTACGTTGGCGATGTTGCCCCTGTGGATAGCCATGACAATGCTTTTTGCCACCATCTCAGTTGCTCCGACAGCCATCAATGATTCTTTGGTAGCTTTGCGCACTTCGCCAACATGCGCTTTGTCTGCCTCGCGCTTTATCTTCGCGATCTCTCCGTCTCTGGCTTCGTTGTCGACACGCTCTTTCTCTTGCTGTACGGCCTTCTCAGCTGATTCCGCCTCTATACGGGCGATGTTGTCGACACGCTCCTGCTCACGTTCTGCCTTCTCAATGGTCTGGACCTTATCCATCATTAAGGAGTGCTCGTGATCAGCTTCGATCTGTATAGCCAGTGCCGCCGCATCGACTTTCGCCTTCTCTTCTGCCAGGATCTTTGCTCGCTTCTCTTTATGCTGATCAATCAGTAATGAGAATGGCAGGTTAGCGGCTTCTAATCGCTCCCGTACAGCTTTAGCCTCGGCCTCGATAGATATCTTGTGAAACTTCGCCATGTCGATACGTGAACGGTCTAACTTCTTGAGAGTTTCATTGATGAACTGAGCTCCGTCCTTTACATATTTACGTTGTTTTTTGTCCTCCATATCCACGTAAAGACCATCATACTTCTTGCCGTCAGCCTCAAGTTTACAAAGGGCTTCTTCGGTTGTTATCTCTTTGAATAATACGATGTCCATGCTCTACCCCTTAAATGCGTTATTGATTGCTGTTTGCTGTTCTGATGTCAGCGTCGGCCATAGCTTGTCACATGCCGCTTGATCTGGAAGGCTGTTCCATTTGTTGATGATTGCGGTGTGGTCGATAGGCTTCTGCTTTGCTGCTGGCTTGCTTGCATGGTTGCCGTCATCATCCTCTGAAGGGATTCCTGCAATGGCCTGGAGCGCATATCTCCGGCAATACGTGATTGCAGATCCGGCCCCTTGTGCGTCTTGCTTAGTCAGGTTTACAGTGAAGCTATTAGACATCCACTCACCAGACGTATGCATGAGCATGGTTTCAACGCCTATCCGTCCGTTATCCTCAACAGGAAATTGCGAATAACTAAGACCGTTATCAGCGAATGGCTCCTTGATAGCCTTCACGACCGCGCCCAGGTCAGCGTATGAGCTTTTAAAGAAGGGATTCTTGCTATCCTTCACCGCTCCACACATCTGCTCTTGAGCCTTACACAGAGCAGCCGCCAAGTTTTTGATTGAGTCTGATTTATTCATTTCGATTCTCCTAACCACTGATATATTCTTAGCCGATTCATCTCTTCGCTATAATGCCTGTGATTATCTGAGTCTTCGGTGTAGGGATTGTTCTCTCCATCTCTCCCGTTTATATAGTCTGCCCATGCCTGCCCTTCAGGAGTGATCAGAGCCGCTACAGCTTTATCAAAATCGCTCATCCCTCTTCTCCATACTCAATGCCCGCAACTTTAAGCGCGGCTTTGACCTCTTCGGTTAGCTCGATGCACGGAATGAAAGCTTTTTCAAATACAAAATTACCGAGTCCCATATGTCCTGTTCTTGGCTGTTCTGGCTTTACTAGATATTCAACTTCCGGTTCCAATATTATCAACATACTGAATCTGTGCCCCGTCTGCCCATGCCTTGATAATTTCGCAATGCTTATGTTTCATCTCACCACCCCGCCCACAATAGAAAACCCAGCCCGATCAGCAAACAAAGAATCTCTTCCTGCTCAATTGTTAGCTTCATCATCATTCATCTCAAAAATAATCTGATCAATTTCATCCTGTCGAACCCAGGCAGCAGCTTCACACAATCCCCGCACGTAAAGATCGATATCGTTAGTCAGGTCCATGTTGTATTCGTTTTTTACCGCTGCTTCATTGTGGAGTTTTTCATATTCCCGATGGGCAAATCGGCAGCTACCACCATCGTTCACCTTGTTCAGGATGGATAGGCCGATATTCGATATTAAGCGGTTAGGCTCTATATGATATTTCCTGGCTCCTTCCAGATCGTTAAGAATCCCTTCTTTAAATTTAGGCCAGTATTTCCGTTGCTGTTCAAGTGTCGCTATGATCGCTTCTGTGAGTCTCATGTCTCTTCTCCTAGGTATTCGCATTCGCATTCATCAAGCAACTCATCACAACGTTCACAGAAGTCCTCTTCTTCTGGACCATCATAGAAAGGGCTTCGAGGATCGTGGTCATACATTCGGATATCATCTGGATAGTTGCTCATATCTTCAGCCATTTCTATCTCCGTTGCGTTGCTTGTGTTACCCAGAAAGCCCCGGTTAAAGGGCTTGTCGGTTAGAATAATCTCTCGTTTATTTCCGATATCAGAGAGTGCGCGTTTCCAATTTTTTCCCGGATTTCATCAGGACCACCATTAAGCAATTCTGCAAGTGTTGGCTCTTGGTGCTTTACTTTTTCACACCCTACATCCTGAGGTACAGGGCCTTGAATTCTTGCTAACAGGCTGTCCAGCGACTGAACAACAGAGTTAATTTCTTGTATCGCCTGGTGGACAAATAAGTGCTTATCCATTTGGGCAGGTTGTACTTTACATGCGGTTGCTTCGCTCATGTTTCTATTCCTAATTACGTTTAGTGTTACCAGCAAAGCCCCAATCAAGGGGCTTGCCGGAGTCCAGTTAACGCTCGCCCCATCAGAAACGATGGCTTCCATAATGGACGATGGCTTACGTTTGTTGTCTCTAGGGGCGTTACCCCTGCGGTGCATCGTCTTGTCCTCTGTAGGTATCGTTATCTGGTACCCAGAAAACCCCGGTTAAGGGGCTTGTAATGAATAGCTATCAGATGTTGCTGTCTAGATAATCCTTGACTGCTGACACAATCCTGCACAAATATTCATATTCATGATTGATTGTTGTCGGCAAATCCATGTACCAGTCACAACCATAATGCTTTTCAAGATCTTCGTTGCAAAAGGCCAGAGTGTCTCTATCAACCTCAGTGCCAATTTTTGCAGATATGGCATCGTAATCAATAACGTTCTTATCTATGACCGTAAGCTTATTGGCTATGTAATCTACATTTGCCGTATGGATAAATTTGACAATACCCTCGTCGCCCATTCCTCCCCAATAGGCAGTCCATGCTTTGCCATAACAATCGATTGTCAACTTTCCTTGCCCTGGCCCAAAGTCTTCCATTATTAAAGTTACAGGATCAAGACGGTCTAGCTCTGCAAGCACAATCTTAGTAACTTCTGACTTCCTGATTAGCATCTCTCTTTCCTCGTTCGTTGTTTGATGACTCAACAATAGCGCTCTGTTGTGGCTGTGTCAATATAAAGTTTGGTTGTGTTTATATTATTGCATGTTACTATATGCAAAACAAAGGAGGCTATATGAAGACAAAAGACATGCTAACCGAGATCCAAAAGTACCTGCCAGGCGATCTAGGAGACATCGCAGAGATGGTTCCATGCCACGTTCAGACGCTATACAACATCAATGCGGAGAAAGGCTCTCCCCGCCCCATTATCGTTAATAAGCTTAAGGAGCTGCATCTGAAGGCTATGGAGATCAAAGCGATTACGGAGTCATGAGCATGCACTATTACCAATTCAATATTGGTGATTATGCAAGCCATACAGGCTACCTGTCACCTATGGAGGACTTGGCATATAGACGCCTACTTGATCACTATTATCTCCATGAAAAGCCACTCATAGACGATGTGTCGCATGTGTGTAGGTTGATAGGATTAAGAGATTTTGAGGCGGAAGTTACCCAGGTGCTCAACGATTTCTTCAGATTAACGGACGGTTACTGGCTGAATAAGCGAATTGAGCAAGAATTAGCTTCGTATCGCTCTAAGGCTGATACAGCAAGGGCTAACGGGAAAAAGGGAGGAAGACCTATAGGATCAACTAAACCCAAAATAACCCAGCCGGTTAAATCTGATAACCCAACCCTAACCCAGCAAGAACCCAGCCCTAACCCAGAAATAACCGGATCGAAAGCTAACCATAAACCATTAACCAATAACCAAGAACCATTAACCAACGGTAAAGAGATTGTTCAGCGCAAGCGCTTCATCCATCCGTTACAAAATGAAATTTATGGATACATGGTTGAAAGAGAGATAGACATCGAAACCGCCAAAACGCAATCAGAGAAGATGCATGATTACTATTCAGCGAATGGATGGAAAGTAGGACGAAACCCAATGAAGGATTGGAAGGCGGCAACTCGCAACTGGATCAAAGGTATAAACAATGGAACATATCAACAACCTGTTAGGCAAGGCACAGCAGCCATCGACTTCGACTCAACCGACTGGTGAGCTAGACGTTGAAACTAAGCTTCTGTTCAACAAGATCTTTAAAAGGCTTGTTGTGATATACCCGGCCTGGAAACAAGCGTTCTCAGATCAAGACGCTATCGATGAATCCAAACGCCTATGGGCTAAAGAGATCAAGCGTCACAACATCAACCAATGGGAGGTTATCGAAGATGCCCTATCTGCCTGTGTTGACGCAGGAGGGGCTTTCATACCCGAGGTAGGCAAGTTTATAGGGTATTGCCGTGACGCCGCTCTGACGCGCTCTGGCGGCCTGGAAACCATGAAAGCATACAAGCAACTACAAGGACATTACGCCAAACCTATCGAACACAGAGAACCTTGTGATCTTAACCGGCTTGTCTACCACACAATATCACAGGTAGATTTTGACGTTATGGCGTTCAAGGTGATGAGAACCAAGGATGCTGTTGAATACTTCTCTGATCACTACCAGGAGACTCTTAAACACGCTCTGGCCGGTGGAGAGATCAAAGAACCTATCAAGCGTGCACATCGCATTGAGAATCCTTCTGGAATTACACCGATGAAAAGGAACAAGAAGATAGCCAGGGAAGCTCTGGATGGATTGAAAGGATTGTTTAAATAACGAGGATTTAGAGATGAGTGAAGAAAGGCAACAAGTATCAATTAGAGCAAAGTCTGTATTGAAGTTGGATACAGGCCAGAGCGATCTTGATTACACATATGTAAAAGGAGCTTCGATTGACGGGATGGCTAAGAACATTATGCATGCCGTTGTATTCAACAAAGGGGTAACAGAAGCAAGGGAGTTCTTTAAAGATTTCCTTAGTGGATACGAGTATGGGTTCCGAGATCCAGATGATTAACCACCAACACAAGGCGCATATGCGTGGGAGAGATGAGATGAAGTGTGAAGATTGCAAAAACATGGTTGGCGAAGGCGTGTCAATGGAATCCCCATATCCTTCGGTGTGGTGCCGTAAGGGTCACTGGGAAGGATTGGGAGAAGAACCATTGGAGGATGACGAGGGTTATGAAGATGATGACCCGTGGCAGGAATGCGAGGATTTTGCACCATCTAACCACTAATACCGTAAGAGGATAGAGAGATGTTTGAATTCCGATGGATAAAATCAGGAATTAATGATTTTCCGCCTGAATACGCGATTCCTGTTGAGGCGCAATGTGGTTGGAATTACAGGGTTTTACAGTGCAGGCAGGTAAGAAATCCATTTGAAGTGAACAATGAGCTTCAGCCTCCTATTTGGGGAGAATGGGAAGATATCCCAATGGAGTCATCAGCCAAGACAAAGGGAGAATAGCCATGAAGTTTCTATGTAAAATGCTCGGATATCACAAGTGGAAATACTCGCCAATAGTAAAACAGGTGCGAACCAGGAAGTGCACCCGTTGCTCCATGGTTCAAATCAAGCACATAAGTACCACGAAGGCATGGTCATTAGAGGAGTGGTGGTGCGATGAGTGAACTTAAATCCAAGATCCAAGCCATCACCCCTGCTGAACCTGAAGTCAGCGATGCGCTGATAGCCATGCTGGAACTCGCGTTGACTCGTGCAAAATCGGGAGAGTACGCCGGATTAGCGTACGTAGCGACGGACCGCCAAGGGAACACATACAGCGACTTCATCATCAACCAGCCTGTAGTGGTTATTGGAGAGATGCGGGTACTGGAGCGTGACATCATTGATGAATGCGTTAAATTGAGGGCAGACACATGAGTGAAGAACTAAAGCCATCAGCATGGATTGTGATATAATATTAAGGCGCTCTAGGCTTAGCGGCTGAAGAACTGGAACTCTGACCAGTTGAGCGCGACACTTCATCAGAGCAGCTGCGCAGAGGTAGCTTATGATCACTCAAGAAAGACTCAAAGAATTACTTCATTACGATCCCGATACCGGTATTTTTACGTGGCGCGTAGGTCGAGGTGGAATGCGCGTCGGTGATAAGGCTGGTGGCATTACCACGACCGCAACAGGCAAATCTTACATAGTGATCGGGATAGACGGCAAGGACTACAAGGCCCATCGATTATCTTGGTTATTCATCCACGGAAAATTCCCTTCTGGTCAGATCGATCACGAGAACGGTAATGGACTCGACAACAGGCTGGTCAATCTCCGTGACGTAACCCCCTCGGAAAACCAGAAGAATGCTCGATTGCGTTCTAATAACACCTCTGGAACATGCGGAGTTTACTGGTACAAACCCTATCGTAAATGGAAGGCACTGATACAAGTAAATTCAAAATCCAAACACCTCGGATATTTCGAAGATATCCAAGACGCTATCGCCACCCGTAAAGAAGCTGAAAATGAGCATGGTTATCACCAAAATCACGGCGCAAACCGGCCGCTATAAATCCTGATGAGTAGGAGGAGTTATGAGTAATAGAAAGAATCCAAAATGTGAATTCTGCGGCGATCCTGCATACATGAGTGACAACGGGGTATGGAAGTGTAAAAAAAGGATCGAATCACAAATAGCAAAGAAGGGCGCTGAAGCCTATTGCAAAGCTAATGGTCTGGTGATGGTGCCGGAAGAGCCTACACATGCGATGGAAATCGCTGGGATTAAATCAGGTTACATTGATAAAGCCATCAAAGAAGGCCCGGCGCACTGGCAGATCTCATACCCTGCTGGAATTTATGAAGCCATGATAGCAGCATACAAGGAGCAAGCATGGTGAACGAGGTAACAGAGGCACGAGTAGCACGGTTGAAGCATAAAGCACATCTACGAAAAGCACGAGAGCGATATAAAAAACATAAAGGTAAAGGTCTGGTTAAGGCGTTTATATGGATTCATGAAGATGACAGGAAGTCTTTAATGGATTATGCGTCCTGGCTGATAGAGAGGAGAGAGTTATGAATTTGAATCAATGGATGGCTACCTTCCAAAGCCCTATGCAACTGGCTAAGACAGCGCATAAGCAGATTGCGGATCAGCACTGCGAGATCCAGGCGCTTAAGGCTCAGATAGAACGGTTGCGTGAGTTCGCCATAGAGGTGCGTGACGAGTTCCCTTGCGATTCTGGTACAGTAAACGCGCTAATAAAAGAAAACCCTGCCCAATCACTGAACATAATTAAAGCCGATTTCCTTGATTGGATAAGACAAGAAGTCGTCCTAAGTGATGACGTTGACAATGTAGGAGACTGGATGCTTGGCAAGGCATTTGGCCTTCGACAAGAGGAAGAGGAGAACGACGATGAGCGGATGGATTGATGAGCAACCATGGGAGCGGGGCTGTCTGATGGCTCTGATACACGCAGAGCCTGAGCCTATGAAGCGCTTCGTAGTAACGGCGGTAGACATCGCTATTGATAAGATGATGGAGAGTGTGTATCTGAAGCCGAAGAAGAGGTAAATCGAGACGAAAGTAGCATACCAAACCCCAGCGGATAGTTGATAATCAAGACTCAACAACTGGAGATAGAGAGATGAAATCGTATTCGATGGAAGATTACAAAAAAGCAGGATGCAAGGAGTTTGAAAACCCTTCTATGATAGCCGTTCATGCCATCGTTGGCGGAAAGGTATGTGATACGGGTTGCTATGCATATCATTCTGGAAGGTGCGGCGCTTATAAAAATCTTGTTAATGACCGTGTAGTTCCTGAGACACCAACAGAGACGGTACGGGAAGAAGCAAAGCGTCGAGGGATTTCAATATCAGAAGTGCGCCGCCAAAGAAAAGCATCTTAGCAACAACTGGAGATAGACAGATGAGCGACATGTTTGCAATAAGAGAATCAGCTAAGCGATGCTGGAAGGAAGGAGGGAAATCTACAGACAATCCCTGGCCGATGTACGGGGCCAGATGGTGTGTCTGGTCTGAACAGTGGGGCCTATGCTCAGATTCTTACATGGACTCACCGAATAGGGAGCTGGATGCAGTGGAAACTGCAGGAGAAGACAATAAGTTATGTTTTCAAGGCGCGTTAGCTATGGCCGAAGGGTGTCATGATTATGGTGGTGGATATCATGACCATGAATACGAAATTTTTCACCATGGGATTCAGACTGTAATTAATGTGTTGACTGCTGCTAAAAAGAAAGGAATTAGCAATTTTCAGTTAAAAGTATTGCATTCAATCGGAAGTAAGCAACTGAAAACTGCCGGAGATAGTGAAAATGAGTGAATTCTATGACACCTACAACGATGACGAAGTTGAATGCCCGTATTGTCACTATAAGTACCAGCCCGAGGCTGAAGACTATAGCGAAGACCGGCGCGCCGAGGAATGCGGCGAGTGCGGGAAGTCGTTCTATCTGAATCAGAGCTTTAGCGTATCGCATCATACGAAACCTGACTGCGAGCTAAACAAAGAGAATCACGACTACCAACCCTTTAGTATCAGTGATGGCCAGACACACCCGTTTTGCACGGTATGTGAAAAATGCCAACCACACAGTGAGATTTACGCCAAGAAGGATACTGCCGGAGATGAGTAATGAGTGAATTACCTAGCTGCACATCTGAGAAGTATCGCAAGGCACGTAAAATTCATAAATGTTGCGAATGCCAAGGCCCCATAGATATTGGCGAGAAATACCACTATCTGAGCGGTGTATGGGAAGGGCGCGGGAAGTCATACAAAACATGTCTATCCTGCGAAACTATCCGGGGATACGCTTATAGCTTTGCGCTAGATATGGAATACAGCGACGAGGGATACCCGCCCTTGGGTGAATTGTATTGTTGGATAGTGGATTGTGAGACTACGCCAGGGGCGCTAGCTGAGATGTTCGCGCCTGCTCAGGGTTATGACGATGCGCTCTAGGCTCTTCACCATCAAGAGCAATGAATCCAAGCGATCGATCATGACCGCCTTATGGGACTTTGTAAGCGAGTCAATACATTCAGGCGGCATTGATATAACCGTCGCCAAAGAATCCAAGACACGCGCTCAGGAGCAGCGCTACCACGCCATGATGGGTGACATCTCCAGGCAGATTGAGCTAGACGGGAAGAAGTTCAGCAGCAAGGTTTGGAAGGTTAAGCTGAAGGACCAGTTCGAACATGAACTAATAGTATTAGGGACTCCGCTATCTAAGCCTGGAAGTGTGACGATGAGCGTAGACGGGCTGCGTGTTGTTCAGATACCACCAGAGTCAAAGGAGTTTAGGAAAAACGAGGCATCTGATTTTATCGAATACCTCTTTTCGTTCGGAGCAGAGAATAATATCGAATGGTCTGATCCTGAGACACAAAGTTTATATAAGGAATATTGGGAGAGAACTTATGAGCAACCTAGCGACTGATATGTATGCAGATTACAGAGCAAAGGTCGCCTTTAAGCTCGATGAGGGTGACGCTTATTGCTGGGCAGATCTGGTTTCTTTTATGGCCGATGGAGACAAGGAAATGATTGACCCGACCAGTGGCAATCGTTGCAGGAATGAATCGAAAACGCATGCTGATAAAGCCTGTTGGTGTGGAAAGTTTATCGATGGAAAAGACGCCCAAAAAGCACTGGATAATTGATAGCGGAGAGAACTTATGAGCAACAATAACGGCGATATGCCAGCCAGCCCGATACTTAATGATTGGGAGGGGTTTACGGCATTTATTGATGGGACCAAGGGCGGTCGAAACTACGGACTAACCAAGCGTGAGCACTTCGCAGCTATGGCTTTAACAGTTGCCGGTGAAGAGTATGTTAAAGGCTTAGGCGTTGATTATGGTCCCACAGAAGGTTGGCAGCTTCATGTTGCTATAAACGCTGTATCGATTGCAGATGCTCTACTTGCCGAATTGGAGAAATAATCATGATGAATCCACAAGAAGTCCGATCCGCAGCAGAGGCTATCTGTGAACTCAGAAATCCAACCCGGCAAAAGCGTTCTGAAGATGATATCCACTATGGCCAATCCATATTCGCCAGGCGGAGTGAGATAGCGTCAAAGGAGGCTGATATAGCTGATGAGAAGGAACTGAAAGAGGTTTATGCGTTATGAGCTGGAATGATGCAAACGAAATAGCTATCAAAGCTGGCGATATTCTATCAAATCCATTTAATCAGCCAAGAGAACTAGAGGTCTTGGAAGATAGCGATGGAAATTTATATCTTGGAGACATGGACACTCCATTCGACGATAAGTATCAATTTGATTGTTACTGGACGATAGTTCACAAATAAGGACTAAGCATGCAGACCAAGAAATGCAAAGGCTGTGGCTATCCATACTTGAAACAGTCTGAGCACCCACCATTCCGTAACTGGTGCTCTATCGAATGCGCTCTATCCATAGCTAGGACAGCACAGGAGAAGGCTAGGGAGAATCAACAGGCTAAGGCTAAGCGAGAGCATAAGGAGAAGGAGAAGGCTGTTAGAAAGGATACTAAGCAGCGTAAAGAGGCGTTAAAGACAAAAGGGCAATGGATAAAAGAAGCTCAAACAGCTTTCAATAAATTCATCCGAACCAGGGACCACGGTAAGCCATGTATTAGTTGTGGAGCTTTAAGCCCCATAGGATGGGATGCTGGTCACTTCATGACTGTCGGAGGTCATCCAGAATTACGATTCACAGAGATTAATTGTCACCGTCAATGTAGTTCGTGTAATCGGGGCGGCGAGAAATATTTTCGTAAAGCACCTACTGTCGCTAAGCAATATGAGAAGCAGTTGCGAGAGCGGATAGGGAATGAAAAGGTGGTTTGGCTTAAAGGGCCGCATGAACCGTTACATCTAAGTATCGATGATATCAAGCTTATAAAATCCAAATACAACAAATTAGCAAGAGAATTAGAGCAGGAGATAGGATAATGCCACCTATGCTGATAACAATTAGCGGTGAAAAATACAGGCTCTTATATGAGGAGAGAGACGGTTCTTTCTGGTATGTTCCTGATGGATCAGAGCACGGTGACGAAGTGAGAGCGTTTAGATTTACTCGTGAAGAAATCAAAGAGAAATTTGATCAATGAATATTGATGAACGCCTAGCTCCTGGAGAACCAGAGCCCCGGGTATTAATCGAGAAGAGATTCCATAACGGCTGTAAATGGTGGGACTCTGTAACTATCTCAGGAGTAGACGAGGCCGAAAAGCTGATTAATACCCTCAACAAGATAAACTCTCTGTATGTTTATCGTATCAAGGCTAATTAATGGAATTCTGTATTCCTGGATAGCAATTAAGTTGTTCAGGAGTTATCAGGAGACTGGATATAGAACAGGATTCGAATGGGTTATTTCTGCTGCTTCTGTTTTGATCTGCGGTCTTCTTTAGCTAATTTGATATTGTTTAATTTAATCTCTTGGTATGTCTTATAGAACATCGCACAAGACGCCAATAATGCCATTATCCCGCATGCAAGACCAAGCCATTCAGGAGCCACAATCACAGCTGTCGATCCCACAACCGCATTGCCGACATGCTTCACCGGCATCTGAGAAACGCTCTGGCTTGCTACGCTGACTAGGCTTTCCATTACGAATCCTTGCTGCTAAAAGTTTTAAGGCTATTGTTAGCACCGTTATGAAAAACGCCCCAGCCTGTAAGATATCTGTAACATCCATCAACGATCCCTTTTGACATAAGCAACACTATCTCTACGGCATAAAGAGCCAGGATTGACCACCAGTGAACAGATTGTATGTTATAGCCAACATCCATCCAATATCCAAACATGTGTATGAATATGCTTAGAGTATACAGATACATTAGCAATACGGATATTTTACTGAACCTCAGCGATAAGAGGATAACGATAATCAGGCTATAAACAGATTGCACAATGTAAAAATATTCCTCCTCTATAAACTGCCCGAACTCTGTCTCCGATATCGCTAGATTGGCCGCGTATACCCACAATAGAACATGCCCAGCATAGAACGCGTCCGAACCTACCTTTGTGCTAGATACACAGACAATCAGGATGGCGAGACAGATTATCTCTATCATCGATTGCGTGGTTTCTTGTGGCCCGGGTTAGATTTCTTAACGCGTTTCGATTTGGTAGACTTCTTACGTGTTCGTGGCATCGCCATATCATTAACCTTTTAATTTGTTTGTGTGGTGATTATAACTGACCCAACCGCCTAAACGAACTGCTCGATAGATTGCTTGACGCTTCCACCAGGCTACGCCTAAATCCTCCATACCCCACAATAGATGAAGGTCGGCTAGATCCCTGGATATGAATTCTCTCTTAATCTTCTGCTCTACATACAAGTAGTCATGAATCGCCGCGGCTTCTCGATACTTGCCGAAAGGAGGAAATAGCCACCACATCACACGGGGAACGCTCGCTCCGTCGAATTCAAAGCCCACAGGGACGGTTACAACATCATCGTTACGGTTCATATAGCTGAAAGGTGAAATCAGCCTGTAGCACTTCTCACCGGCTTTACGGCCGGGTATCGATTCTTGCCGAAGTGGGGTAAGAAATCTGCTCATTATCCCCACCTTGCCGGGCCATTAGACCGACTGTCTGCGTGAGTGAAATTATGATATTTCCCAAATCCATGTTCATTCGGATATTTAGACACAAGATAGGCATAAACATCTGAAGGGCTTACCCCGTTGATTCTGAAATCAATCGCCCGGGCTTGAGGGTGCTGGGACTTATCATTGCTTCCAGGTCCATCATCACCAACAGGTTTTCTGTTGTATTCAAAACAACGATGAGCGCTGGTTATGCCTAAAATCACCTTGTCTAGACTCAACTCTTTGGCAAAGTGATCGCAGCAATCCTGCACGATCTCTATTGTTTTGAAATCCATGGAATCAGAACCGCAACCACAATTGCATGCTAGTTCAGACCGACTAATATTCTTGGTTAAATCACCCATATGATCACCAGTTGATAGCGTTGATTAGATCGATTGCACCTGCAAGATTCACATCTACCGCGTAAAGATCATCTGACAGCTTTTGCTTCTTGCCCAAAATAGAACCGTAAACAGGCTTGTATGCCCGCGACATGGTCCTGATTCGGTCTACGACTTGTGATTTTGGCGCCCCTCTACCAACAGCTAAAGCATCTAGCAGGAGCGTTTCCGATAAGGGGTCATCATCGTAATCTCTGAGTTCTGCCCTCTGCTCTGGGAAACTGTCAATTTCCTCCTGGGCATATGCCGATCGGGATGTCCTTACAGCCGCCTTGAATGCGTCAGTGATCTCAGTTTGTTTATTGTTATAAGCAATTGTATTATCAGCTAAAAGCTCAGCATTGGTTTTGTTCAGAACGTGTTTGGAGACAGATACCGTCTTGTCTCCAGAATTAACTACAAAAATCTCATCACCGAACTTTTGATCATTCGTAATAGTCTGACTTACTGCTATCTCAGGCCAATATTCTATATCTACAAAGTCTGCTGGTACTGGATGCAACTCAGTTTGCAAATTACGAAGCGTGTCATCAGAAAGCCCAAGCAAAGCTTTAGGAATAGACTCTCTTACTGCAGACCAGTCCAGCAAATTAACTTTAATCATTGATATGTCCTTATTCGAATTCCACTAGATTATTTCAGATTACGCCAATCGTTCCGCCACTTGCAATATATTACAGAATGAGTCATCTACACTGCTTGTGGCATTACTCCAAGTTAGTGACGTAGAACTATTAAGTCTGACACACATAGCATCTTCAGCAGTTGTAACGGTCGTTATGTTCATTAAGTGCATATATGTACTAGAGAATTCAAACGGTACAACAGACGATGCGGTATTAAGATTGGTAGCACTGGACGCTGTATTATTTGGGATTAGACTCATGATCGTCTTAGCAGGGTCTAGCACTTCATTGGACAGAACGGTGCTAACCCCTTGCACATTCTCAGATGAGAGCACAGTAAGGTCGTATTCTATTACTACTATATCAATCAGGGTAGGATTAGATAATTCGGTAAAGTTTAAATTATCTGCATCCTTAATAGTAAATACCATGCGGAGATTATTATTAGCCCCGCCGTAGTTTATAAAAACTGCTTTAGCAAATTCACCTATGAAAAAGTTAGTGCAATTAGGAGGTACTTTATCCCAACTAGAACCAGCGTTTACCGTTCTTGCTTTTATGGATATAGCCACCCTACGAACATCTTCTATAGGAAATGGAATAGCCAAGTCTCCAGTCCCTGATGGACTAAGAACTGCCCTGTTTTTTACTATAAGTCCTTGAGCAGCACCAGCACCAGCAACATCGGCCCTTCGTGGCAAACCGCCAAGCCCTCCCCCAACTTCAGGGTTAAGCCTGCCTATGTATGGAGTTGTAGTCATTAGAAATCAGTCCATTCGGCTGTAAATTGAATACCACCAGCAAGTGCTACACCAGAGCCAACATACAATTCGTCACCGGCTTCCAATCGTATAGGAACAGTCTCTGTGATATTAGCAAAGGCTGTCTCTGGCACTTCAGCAGTAGCTACCACTGTAAAAGCTGCCATAGTTTCACTATCAAGAAGCTTTTTTGTAGTGCCGCTGTCTTTGCTGATAAACAAATCCAGCCTGCTAGCCGTTACTGTCGCTCTGGGGATAGCTGTTAGCTTAGTCACCATCGCCCCATTTGTAGCATCTGCAGTAACGATTAACACCGTATTAGCAGGAGCATCTGTCAGATCATCTGCCGCGGTGACTGTTGCAACTCCCGTTTTAGGAAACTGCGCGAATGGTGCTGTATTTGTTAAGGCCATAATGTTTTCCTAAAAGTAAAGTCCGATTGCTGTTGCCAGTGCCAAGGTTACGAATGGTACTTCCCATTGTGTGGGGCTGCTAACTGGATCATTGTTTAAATTCGAATTAACCAACGATCTGTATAACAATCCATCACTACCAAATACATCATCATTTATGCTGTATGTTTGAACTGGCGACCAGACAACAGAACCAAGAGGCTTCCATTGTGTTGGGCTGACTGATGGCTCGTTGTTTAGGTTCGATGCAACTGCCGATACAAATGTTCGTCCATCAGCAATCCGAACTTTATCATTGATTTCATACGTTCGATTAGCATTGTAGAAATAGACAAACTCTATCTCTTCCCAATTGACAGCATCTGTTGTTGGATCATTGCCTTGGTTGTTGTTAATAAGAGAACGATAATAAAGATTATCTGAACCTTTTACTTCATCTGTCTCATTATATATTGAACCAGCATTCCAATCATCAAGCGGACCTGTTCCAAACGTACCGCCTACAGGATCAAACTGCTGTATCTGCTGACCAGGCGTTCCTGGAGTGATAACGCTATCTGCAAACGATGTTACACGGTACGAACCGGGCCCAAACACATTAGGGCAGCGTCCTTCGCCATCTAATTGAACTGGATTAGTGTTGTCAATAGTCTCGCTTACATCTGCAAACGTGTCTTTATCCGTGTTGTTTGTGCCAGAAACAGTAAATTTCAGGAATCCATCAATCAGCGGATCACCAGCTCCATCAAAGAATTGGGCAAAGGCTTCTATAACTCGTGGCATTACTGTTGCTCCTGTGCGGCTATTGCAGCTGGTATTGCTGGCAACGCTAAAGGTATAGCTCTTGCTGCTTGTGTGGGCTGCAAAGGGGCCTGAAGCGATGGAGGACGCAATGCAATACGACCATCAGCAGCCACTCCTATTCCTTCAAATACGTTGCCGATTAAAGGAATTCTCTTTAGAACTTCTTCAAGCCGCCCAATTGCCTGTGCTGATGGGCCGCGGCCTAACGCTGTCCCTCTCTTTGGCTCTCTGATCTTCGAGACTTTCAGCATGTCGCTTAAGAATTTCAATTCTTTAGGCTCGAACAACACCTTTAGTTTCTGCGTACCTATTTTATCAAGCGCGGATTGCAGGCCGGCACGACTTAACGCAGCTTCTCCTGCAACTTCTTTGAACGCCTTGTTTTTAATGTCGTTCAATGCCTCTGCCCTAAGATCATTCCAGGCATCAAGGCCAGGACCAGGCCCGTCAAGATTGAGGAATGTTTTCAGATCATTAAGGTCTGCTCCCCTAACGCTTCTGCTTAGAACTGCTTCATCTAAAAACCTGTCTGGGTTGACTTTGTTTTCTAAGATATCCCTTACAAGGTCTTTCTTGCGTCGATCAAACTTATTGACTTTTGCTCTGCGCAAATCCTTTTCGAATTTCGCCTTAGCTGCCCTCGCTCCTTGAAATACATCTTCTCCAACTGCTTCAGCCACATCATCATCCAAAGCATTTTTTAACGATCTAATCTTCTGCCTTCCTAACGGATTGGTAGAATCAAACAACCCATTGATATCAATCCTGATCTGCTCCGCTGTGTTCGCGTCGATACGTCCAGTGGCTTTGAATTTCTTATCAAGAACTCCTCTCTGTTGAAGAATCCCTTTTACAGAGCTTGCTAGACCTCCTGTTTGCTCATTAAACGGGGCTAGATTTCTTAATTCTTTTGCCAGGTTGTTAGCCTTAATGACTTTCTGATCACTCGCCACCTCTCTCGCTGTTTTGTATGCTTGAGAGATGGCCGCATCGAGATCAATGGACCTGTCTGCTATATGGTCGAAGGCAGTGCTATTAGATCGATTAGCAGAACCTCCTGTTGCAGATATAGCATTCTCAAACCTACCAGCTAATACTTGCTCCTGAGCCTCCAGAGCGGTTCTAACGCGCCCTGAAGTCTTAGCAAGTTCTTGCTGAGCCTGAAACTCTGCAGCTTCTCCTGTGATCTGTGCTCGCGTTCCTGTTAATCCTTGCTCTTCTAGGAATAACTGTCTTGCTCTTGCTGCTGGATCTACTACATCTTCAGCAGATAAAAGACGCTGAGCCTCTGCGCTTAAATCCTCAAAGCCTATTCCAGCTTTATTTAATGCCTCAGTAAGTTCGGCAGATGGATTTCCAGCTGCGTCAAGAATAGTAGTAGTTGGCTCTTTGCCTAAGACCCTACGTATAAGCCTACCGCCAATGCGACCAATGACAGGCAAAGCCAGTTCAGCAGTACTCGCGACAGCGCCTCCGATGCCTGCTGCCCCAACGACTGTTTCTTTTCCTGCACCTTTCCCCCTCGCCAATACTCCGGCTTCTGTGGCTCCTAATAATCCAGATAATACCGCTCTACCGCCTAGAGTAGTTGCCGCTCCTATTCCGGTTCCAGGGACAAGAAACGGCGCAGCTTCTCCAGCGATTTCACCAACAGTTGTTGTGATCGGCCGGCGTTCTTGTAATGCTTCGAATGCCCTTGTTGCTGCAGGCGCTTCAGGTTCTGCTAATCCAAGCCCCCTGCCAACAGTCGTTAACCCTCTTCCTGCTCCAACAGCCAGCGCTTCTAGTGATCCTGTCTCTTCTGCCTGCCTTGCCGCTAATTGTTGACGCTGAAACTCTGGTGCTCTTGCAAGAATATTCGGGTCAATAGTCGGCTCTTGTTGGACTTCGAACTGACTAAATATCTGTTCTAATTCTTGCTGCGTAGGTGGGCTGTCTCCAGTTAACCGGATAGTCCTACCTGAATTTGGTTCGGTAACTCGGAAAGTCGGCATTATTCAACCTCTACGACAAATCGTCCAATCTGTTGCGCTTGGCCTGGCGTTCCTGCGCCTAACGGTCCAGGTGGCTGTTGCAATCCTGCTTCCACGTTAAACTTCTTCTCAAGCTTTAATTTTGCCTTTGCTAAAGTTTCAGATATCCGTTTAAGCGAAGCCCTTAAAGCTTTGTCACTCTGACTTAAATCAAGAGCGCCAATAGCCGCACCAAGCTTTTTGCCTTCGTTCTCAGACAAGGCACCCAAGCCTTTCATCTTCTCTACTTGAGTTAGAAAAGCTTGGCTTTTAAGGGTTTCAAGCTGTGCTTCAAAGTCTGCCGCTTGTGTTCCTGGTAATGTAGGAAATGCAGCAGAGATACCAGCAGCTGATTCGAGACCTTCTCCAACTGTTAATCTTTCAATAAGCTCAATGCTTGTTTGAACTGTATCTACTGCGTTTGTTGCCTCAAATTGAATATCCCGTTTCTTCTGATCTGACTTTGCTTTCAGTTCTTGTCGCTTCAGTTCGTTTGTCTCTCTCTTTAGATCTGAATCAAGCTTATTGATTTCTGCTTGGTCTTTCTTCAGTTGAAGACTCGCTCTCCTATCCAATCTCCGCTGTTCGATTTCCTCACGCCGAACCTGTAAGGTTTCTTGTTTGATATCTAATTCGCGTGCTTTAAACGAAGGAACAACAGGATTCAGAGCTGTATTAAGTTGGTTAATCTCGCCTATTGTCCCTTGAGGGTCGTTAGCAAGATCTTGTTTTACCTGTATCAATGTAGACGAATCAATCCCTTGTGCCTGATTCCGTTGAATAATACTATCAAGCTGAGATGAAAGTAATTGAGGGTTGGTGGATAAGCGAGACAATACACCAATATCTGATTTGAATTGATCCTGTCTTGCTTTACCAACAACCCCGATCTTATCAAACACTTTTAAAGCCACATCTGGATCGGCCTGAGCAAGCTCTTGCAGATTCTCAGGCAACTGTTGACCTAAAGCAACTCCAGCCAAACCCCGAACCTGTTGCTGCCTTGCTCGCTCCTCTTGCTGCTGTCCAAACAATACATTGCGTTGAGCCGTCTGCTGACCTCTCGCTACTGCTCCAGGTATATCCGCAACCTGTGGTCTAGCTATTAATTGTGCGATTCCGCCGATAGTATGAGTCATGCTAAAGCCCTAATGATCCTAAATCATCCTCTCCGCCAAACGCTCCACCGAAACCAAAGCCTCCGCTGAAATCATCCTGAGTAGTTTCGTCTCCTCCTCCGAAGAAACCTCCGCCTATTCCTCCAACAACTGCTCCTGGTAATCCTGCTATTCCAAATCCTCTAAGTGCTCCACTGAGTGCCGCCTGGCCAGAAAAATCCACCCCGCTAAGACTAGGTGTAGTGTTTATGCCCGTACCTTGTCCCGCTCCTGATAGCACACCTTCTGGAACACCTCCTGTCCCTGTTCCTATACCAAAGATTCCTTCGATTCCTGCTTGTGTTGCACCTGCTCCTCCTAAAGTTCCTGCGGCCCCTATAGTGCCTATACTTGAAGCTAATTCAGCCAATGATATGCCAGTCATGGAGCTTATTTGTGCAAGATTTAATCCTTGTTGCCTTAGCGCTGCAGCTTGCTGTAACGATGACCGTTCTGCTAAGCCTGCTTGCTGCGCTCCTAGTTGCGCTTGTAATTGTGATCTACTCAATCCGGTTTGTTGCTGCAATTGAGCTAGTAACTGCGCTTCCTGTGTTGATAACTCAGCTTGACCGAATCCGAATTGTCCAGCTAGCCCACCTAAAGCTTCTCCTGCTCTTTGCTGAGATGCTGCCAAAGCTCCACCAATACCGGTTTCTACGCCAGAGATACCTCCAGCAGCCCGCAACCCTAATCCTGCTTGCTGTCCAAGCTGAGAAATACGTTGGTTGATTTGCTGCTGCTGCCTTCCTGCTGCTCTACGTCCCAATTCTTCTAGAACATTTCCTCCCCCGAGCTGGCCTGTCGCTGCTGCATTCCTAAGAATAGCTCTCTCTTCAGTTTCTTGAGCAAACGTGCCTTCAATATTTCTAAATTGCTGCAATGCTTGTTGTTGTGCTTCCGGCCCCCGCGCTCCCGTTAAAGCGGCTTGTTGCTCGAATGCTGCTTGTCCTGGCTGGGCAAACCCGGTTAGAGGAGCAATGCCGCCTGCTCTGGCTTGTTGTAAAGCCTGTGCAGCTTGTTGTGCTCCTTCTCCAATATCGCCTCTAGCTAAAGCTTCAGCGCCTGTAAGCGCTCCTCGTGCTCCTCCGAATCCGCCTGCTAATGCTCGCTGCGCCTCCTCTTGGGCAATATCCTGCGCTTGGAGAGCTTTGAATCCACCTTCTTCAAATCGTGTTTCTGCTAATAGCCTTCCAGATTCAATAGCTTCTTGAGATTGCGAGAAAAATTGAGTAATTTCACTTTTAGCTTGTTCGGCTTGCTCTGCTGTAATCTGCCGAGCTTGAACAAGTCCTTGGATTTGTTGCTGTGCTGCATCTTGGGACGCGCCGCGACCTATAAGACTCGATGCAACTTGTCCTAATAATTGCCCCCCTGCGCCACCTAGAAAGCCTGTAACACTGCCTAACACATCATCTAAGATGCCCATAAATTTAACCTCATTCTAAAAGCCAACCTTTAGATCTATCGCCAGCTATATCTGAATCACGTTTTCTATACATCATCGTATTCGTTGAGCCTGATTCATCCATATACTGCTGACCTTGCTCTGCCTCAACAACCCCTTCAGGTGAACCAGTGCCAATAATCGTTATTGCGTTGTTCGCTTCACGAGTCCATCTCTGAAACTGGTCGTGCATCATCCCGTCTTCTTTCACTATCTCGAAGGCAGGATTAGGCTGAATGATCCGTTTATCTGTCATGATATTTTGGCTTCGAGCTTAATAATTACTGGCTTAACAGCATCGGACAATCTGAACCTAAATACCCTAAATCGTGGAATACGTCCGTTTTTGTACCAAATACACCTGCGGAAGAATTCGCCAATCTTACCTATCGCCCTGTTCCGTTCAAATTTAAATACTTTGCCATCGTCGGAATAAGACATGCTTATCTGTGGATTAGGAACATCAGCATTACCAACTCCTGATTCCATAGTTAATTCGATCATCGGAACTCGGACACTATTACCTTGGTTTGCGAATGGCTGCGTAGCAATTGTCCTGATGATGTTTGAGCCGTACTCAGTAAACGTTTCAGTCTCCAATGACCCTATACGTCCATCAACTGAATCAGCCACTATAATGCGATTATACGCCGTTACAAGGCTATTAACACGCCAGCGCTCCTGTACATCCTGTATTACTGATTTACGCTCATGCCAACGCTTAGAGATAACATCGTAAACAAATGTCCGGTCTGAAACTGTGAATCCTACAAAATAAGCGCCTTTCTGTGCATATGAGAAAGCAAAGGCATCTTCTATATCTGTGCGTGAGAACTTCTGTAATTGCGCGTCAATTGCAGTTGTAGAAACTTTGGCAAATCCATTTCCTGTAAACTGCCATACTGCGGGAGATTCGTTAATACCTCCTCCAATCATCATCCATGTGTTATTAGCTGATATCAGAGAGAATGGAGCAAAACAACCTTTATCTAAAAACAAGCCAGTCCGAACAAATGTAAATCCAGAACCACCTATATTCTGAAATCCTTCCGTCGTTTCTGATCCTGTCTGAAATATTTGATTCTTGAATACATGCGGAGCAACGATCTTATCAGGATCTGATTCTGCTGTCCCGAAGTCCAATGCATTCCAAGACAAGCCATCATTTAGACCAGATTCTATCCATTTCTTGCTATCAGTATTAGCAGCAAAGAATCCATCCACAAACACGACAATTTGTGGAGCTCCATTTGCTGTAAAATCAGGATCAGTAATCTGCTGAAAAGGAGTCCCTGCATCTTCGTTAAATATGAAGCCATCACCACCAGGCACAAGGATCATCAACTGTGTGCCGTTATCCGCCATCGATACGCGGCCGGTGCCTGTAATAGAGCCTAATGAAGTTGTTGTGAATGATTCGTTACCGTCAACATCAACTATTAGATTAACTCTATATAGAGCGTTTCCATTCACTACATAAGCTATTCCATTCTTTACATGTGAGCCTCTGTTAGCCTGTTGTTTCGTACCTGTAGTGGCTAGCTGCGTAATACCTGGAGTACCGAACAAAGTCTCCTGAGACAATGCTGGAGCCTGAACAATGTTTGGATACCAGTTAACACACTCTTGCGCTGATATAGGTAGAGAATCAGACTCATAGAATCCATTGGCTATAGGGAGTGGGATTTTAGGCATTTAGTTTGCCCGCCCAATGGCGCTGGAAACCAATATGTCTACTGTAGAATCTTCATTTGTAACGAAGACCTCAACAAAATCTGTTGTCGATAACCCTTCCTGCCACGGTATAGTGATCGACGATGGGTTTCCTGCGGATGCTGATGATGTCCTTTTTGAATTCGGGATTACCGAACCATTTTTTGCTACTTCGGCTGATATATCTATTGCTCCACCGGAAACAGGAACAACAGTCAGGGAATAGGTTAGAGGGAGCCTTTCGTCGCGTAGAGCGTCTAAAGTTAGCCTGCCCGCTGTTGTTCCTGTCATTAAGCTGGTGGACTCTACAACCCATGTTCCTGCTACCAGCACTGGTGTTCCTGCCACTGCAATTACAGTGTTGACAGCATTGCCTTGCATAGATAACAACCCATCTGTCATTGAATCAGGGATTATAGAATTACCAAAAGCAAAAACACGAGGCTCATCTACATCGAGACTACCTGCCTTAAATACCGTGCCATTTAAGCCACCTTCTTCCTGATTCCCTCTGAAATTTATACTGTCAGCACCTGGGAGAATATTAGGGTTGATATCAAAGAATGTTTCATTGGTTCCACTTGATCCTGTGATTGTCAGGAAGTTGACTGAACCAGTTGTAGATGTGCCTTGCACTGTGAAAAACACGCATCCTACCGCATTATTACCAAATACAAACATTGTATTGATTTCAAAGAATGACAGATTTTCTGCGACAAGACCTTGATTGAAATTAGTAATCGATCCGAAATGAAGATTAAAACCTCCATTTCCATTTGCAGCTTTTACAGTGCCCAGCGTGTCGAAATTAGTGAATCTCGGCACATCTGATCCTTGAAAGCTCCAAGATCCGGTGGTCGTATTAATATCCCATGCTTTATTGCTGCCATTACCCCTGAACTCGACTAACCCTTGTAGCTCGATATCCCCGTCCGCGGTCAAATCCCTAAAACATGAATCAGGGCCAGTGTATGTCCATGCTGAACGATTAACAGTAGTCCAAGTAGCTCG